ACTTATCCGCAAGATAGGTAACGCTAACATTTGCATCTATACAAGCACGACCCAAAGCCACACCCAGAGTTCTAATGTTTGCCTTTTTATTTGCATACACCAAGCTCTGGCTATAACCGTAGGTCATGCGTTTACTCCTCGTCGCTCCAAGCCTTCACCACAGAGTCAAGGTCTTTCTTAACAGTGGGTTTCGGCTCGGGCTTCTTCTCGCGCTTGGTCGGCTCGTCAAGGGCTTCAGCGGGTACAGGTGCTGAGGCACGTGGTGCTTCCAACTTGGGCTTGCCAGTCATGTCAGCTTGGTACGGAGTCATGATGACCATCTTCAGCACTTCAGGCTTCTTGGCAACTTCACTGGTCACAGCGTACTGCGATTTGTTAATGTAGCCAGTCGGCGTAAACAGCACGGACTGATTGTCGTTGTCTTCGTTGAAGCTAACCTGCGTAACCACGTAGTCCAAGCTCTTGCCGTTGTTGGACAAATACTTGGAGTAGTTTTCAAACGTATGCGTGTTATCGCCAACGCTCTCGCCAAACAAAGACTTGGATGCCAAGTTCATTTGATAGACTTCACCTTCCAAAGAAGTGCCAAAGTCTTCTTCAAGCACCATAGCGATACGGCGCGAGTAGCGGCAAGCCTTAGAGTTACCTTGGCCTGAACCTTTGATGTTCTGACCACAGCTATCGCAACGGTCTGCTTGAGGGGCAGTTGAACCCGCATCAGGTGCGCGACCATCATTAGAGAAGCAGTCGGGTGCAGTGGGCTCAGCGTCTGGGCTCCATGCTTTTGCGTAGAAGATACGGCCCACAGCAGGGGACGCATTGACGATGATCGCATTCAAGTTACCCTTGACTTTGCCCATCTCTTCGCCGCCGACCATCTTACGGAAGATTCCGTTTTTGGGGACGATACGCTTAACGCCAGTCTTGCCAGCAAGTTGTTTTGTAAGCTCACTAACACCTGCGGTTTGCAGGAAGTCGGGGAGGTCTTGGTTGATGATGGTTACATTGCTCATCTCATTTTTCCTTAGAACGTCTAACAACCACGGAGTAAGAATTTTCCACATTGAGGCCAAGTGGAAGAACAGTGGGATTCTCTACAAGAAAGTCTTTCATATTTGTTTGATGAAGTCGTTTCTCTAACAGGCCAAATGCACCATGCTTCTCTATGAAGTCGTACATTGAATCCCAATCATTCGTCCAGTACCGTGACTTTACCGAGCGAATAATCGTGCCGTGTGGGGTGCGAATGCTATCTGCATTCATCTCTTTGCATACATCGAGCATCTGGCCTTCCAGTATGTCCATCTGCTCTTTGAGATCGGTGTCTTCAGCTTCAAACGCACGTTTGTTGTCGGCGCGTCTGTCTCTGATCTTGATATAGATTGTGGTTAGCTTTCCCAAATCTACGGGGGTAACTCTGTCCTGAACTTCATCGTCCATCTAATGCTCCTAATGGTTTGTGGTGGGTAACAATTCAATTGTACCCCAACTTTTTACATTGTCAAGAGTTCTTGCTTGTATAGGTCAATTATTTTTTGGTGGTTGTCGATGTTGCCGCGAAGTAGGCTATACATTCTTGACTCCACAGGGCTACCCTTGATGTGCACAACAGTCATGTTGTTAACTTGGCCCGGTCTGTCGATACGTGCGTTGGCTTGCAAGTACGTTTCAACACTAGTACATGGAGCATACCAAATGATTGTGTTAGCGGCAGTCAGTGTTAACCCGTGGGATGCGGCTTTAGGTTGAATGATGAGCACCTTTGGTTCTGATTGCTCTTGGAACTGCTTGACAATATCCGAGCGCCTGTTCACTGGAACCGAACCATTGATTACCTCGCAAGTAATATTGTTTTTAACCAAGTGTTTCTGGAGCAGTTGTATGGTGTGGGTAAAGGGCACGAACACCAGCACCTTGTGGCTCGCTTCTTCAATAACTTCCTGCACCACATTCAGTCGGCTGCTGACATCAAACTCTACGACTTCTCCCGTATCCGTATACACAGCACCACCGGCAATTTGAAGAAGCTTGTTCATAGCGACCGCCGCGTTGACTGCGGAGATTTCTTCGCCTGCTGCCTCAATCAGTAGCTGCTTCTTAAGTATGTTGTAGAACTTAACTTGCTGCGGTGTGAGTGGCGCATCCCGCTCAACAAACGTGACGGGCGGCAAGTCAAGGCAGTCGGCTTTCTCAAACCGAATCGCAGGTTGTAGTGCGGTGTGTACAATCTGTTGGGCATTGGGCTTAGGTATCCAACGGTAGTCGGTAATCTTGTACATCACTGAGTCGCGGAACTGACCAAAGAACGGAGACACACCCTTGGGGTTCACGAGCTTTGCCAATCCGTAAGCATCCACAGGTGACTGAGCGGCAGGTGTACCCGTCAACATCCACAGACCCTTAATAACTTTTGTTAGGTCACGCAGGTCTTTCCAGCGGCTTGTCTGTGCGTTCTTATACGCTGACGCTTCATCTACAACGATGAGGTCAAACCCACCCGCCATGATTTCCTTCTTGACAATGTTCACACCATCGAAGTTGATGACGACAAACTCAGAGCCTATGTCAACAATCTCTTTACGCTTTCGTGCCGCACCATAAGCAACGGACACAGTACGGTGGATCGCAAACTTAAACAGGTCTTGTTGCCAAGCCGACTTCATGATCGACAGAGGGCAGATCACTAACACTCGTTTCACTAACCCAAGGGACATGAGGTAATCCACAGCCCAAATAACGGATGCTGTCTTACCTGTACCCTGCTCATTGAAGCAAAAAGCTTTTGGATTCCCTGTCAAAAACTCTGCTGTTGTCTTCTGATGATCGAACGGCGTGAACCCCGGTGGACGGGGCCACGTATACTCTGATAAGTTCATTTTTTCTTACGCTCTTTCGCGCTAGTTTCTGATACAACTTTATGGTTTGACCCACGCTTAAACGAACGGTTAGCTGATGGCGACTCCAAGCGCACACCATTCTTATTAGAGCCACCCTTGGACAGAGCTACTCGGTGCGCAACATCTTTGCCTTCGCGGACGTCGGCACGACCATCGTTGTTTTTGTCGGCGCTCTTCTTATCTACACCTTCTCTAGCACGCTGACGTTCTAATCGCTCGTCGCCTTCGCCTCTTGCTTTTTGTTGCTGATATTCTTTCCCGTAAGGGCGGGGTTTATTTACGTATGGCATGTTAGCTCCTGTTGTATTCACATTCTCTCACTGCGCAGAACTTGCACAGTGGGCCTTGTATGGGGTTCCACACTCCATTTTCCAACGCCGCTTCGATTCTTGCAACGTCTTGGGAAGGGGACTCCATGTACTTGGGTACCATCTCAACGTGGTGCTCGGCCTTAACAAACTCTTTACTCACCGTAAAAAGGAGAGCAGACCTCACCCTCTTGATTTCCGGGAACTTCGCGAACAGGCCACAGGCTACAAGATCGAGTTGCTTGACGTCCGCATATCTCGCACTCTTGCTCGTCTTGTAGTCCACGGAGTGCGCTGTTCCAGTCTCCCGATTGATAACCACCAAATCGGCTATCCCATGCCACCACACATTCGGTGCATCGAAAGCGCAACTTTCCAAGTTCTTTGTCAACCCAAGTTTCACTTCGCATAACTTGTCTCCGGGAATTTCTTTTAGTACATCTAGGGTTGCTTGCATATACGCAAACTGTTCTGGGACTGGAGTACCGTCACGAATATACTCTTCCGCCACTGTGTGCGCGGACTTGCCATACAGCGTTGCTTTCGTATCAGGCTCAACAATGTCCCTAGCTATCTTGGTGTGGTAGTACTTCTTAGGGCACTGCTGAAACGTCTTCAAGCTACTGAATGACCAAACTATATTCATGCTCGTCTCTCTGTTGGTTGCCACTGGGTTTGAGGTAGGTGCCGCTCCGTTGGGTGCGGGGCGTCTGAAAGGGGTTCAATACACATGAAGACCGCAGAGTACTGGCCCCGCTTTGGCACCGTCCATCGGTCAATATAGACCCCCCAAATACCCTTGATTGTCTTCTGGATAGTCTTGGGGCCAGCACCGAAGTGCTCGGCTATCTGGTTGATTGTCAGTCCATCTTTTGCGGCAAGCAGCAAGTCACGGATTGCTTGGTGTCTACTTTTCTTCATTCCGTTTCTTTCCGTAGGCGTTCTAGTTCGTCTTGCGTTACGAATGGTATACCAGATGGGAACTCGTCGCGCAGTCGTTGCATCTCTAAGTTGTACGACACAGACATCTTGCGTGCCCTTGACTCGCGCTCGATGCGGTTGAACTCGTCGTCTTCGGTGTTCATTTCTTACTCCGGTGTTTTAAAACTTCATTCAACAGTGACTCCATCTGGTCAGAGGCCATGTTGTGGAATGGGCTAATCGGTATGTGGCTAGCCATTGAACGCATCATTGCTATCGTAGAACGTGCAGTGCTTTCGCTTAGCTTTTTAACTTTATTCTTGCTACTCATTGCAAGCATCATTGCTTGGGCTTCTTCAGGTGTCAGCCCTACCCATGTGCGCTGAACATCTAAAGGCCATAGCTGCCCAAGCGGCGTAAACAAAGGGTCGTTCTTGTCAGTGCTGACGTGGTGGTTGGTGGGGTCGTACCATGCGATAGTCATTGTTTCTCCTTGAGTTTGGCTTCAATGGCTCGGGCAAATTCATGCACCATTGGCGGGTTTTTAATTGCAATCTCGCTTATCTCCTCATCCGTCAGCCCTACCCATGTGCGCTGTGGTGGGGTGGTCTTAATGTCAAAGTCAACGCCATCCCAAAACTCTGGCTGTGCCAAGGCTTCTAATGCCCGATCAACAATTGCGCGGTCTTCTTCCGACCCTTTAATGCAACACTTTCCAGTTGGATCGCAAAGCACGGATTTAAGTTGTTCAATTGCGTTCATGCTTGTCCCTTGCTCAAGTGGTGCCGTATGCCTTCGGCGTCCCATAAACCTTCTTTGCACATATCCAAAAGCTTCTCACGCTCATCAGCACAAACCAACTCGGCAAAAGCTTCCAGTGCTTTGATAAAACTTTGCCTGTCGTGACCAAGGCCGTAAACATCAAGCCATGATTCACGAGCCATCTCCATCACTTGTCGTTTACGCCAGCCAGTCATAAAACCTCCAGATAATCATTGATGCAATCACTACGCATACGGCAACAAATGCAGCCTCCAGCTTTGTTTGTCGTTTCATTCCGCGTCCTTCCATCCCCAGCCAAGTAGCTGCTCAGTGTTTTTGATCTGCTCATCAGTGGGCTTGTGATACATGCCAAACTGCGTGTTTACAACGCCTTGCGGGTACAGCACCCAGAAGCCAACAGGCTGAAGTGGTTTAGCAAATGTGTATTCATGTTCTTCGCTCATGCTTCACCCCCCAGTTGTTTCTGCTGAATATCAAACTCCGCCTTCCACTTAGCGTACTTGTCTTTGCAGTCTTCGCAGTTGCACTCCCATGTAAACGCATCGGGGTCAGCAATACCCCCCTCCATTACGATAGGGGCCATTCCAAAGCCGGTCATTGGTTTGTCGTTCATTTGTTGTCCTCGGTTGTGATTGATTCTGTACGGCGGCGGGTACACGCCTTGCCGCAGTTCTCGGTGTAGTTTTTAATAGTCTCTACCTGTGCCCCACAGCGCGTGAAGTAATGCGTCCCGTTGTCCACAAAGCGGTAAACACTACAGCCATCAGCCTCGGACATGAGTTGGGGTACACGCATCGCGGCTTTAGTTTCTGGGGATGGCTCAAACACCGCCGCAAGCGCCCAAACAATTCCGCAAATAATAAGTACCGCACCAAAAACCATAACTGCCGTTGCCACAAGAGTTTTGCATAGGTCTTTAAAATCGATATTCATTTCTTACTCCTCGCCTCGCGGCACGCTTGTTTAACTTCCAACGACATATCGGGTGAAAACTCTGCCATCGCGCAGTCCATCTTCCGCACCTCAATCATTGATGGGTACATCCAAAAGCACAGGGCCAATACGCACAAGACGCCAATGACAATAACGGCGGTGATGACCAATTCTTTAATAAGTCTAAATGCGTCTTCCATATCAATCCTCTTCTGGTGGGAAACGTTTCTCGTAAAACTCTCGGCTATCACTGGAGCGCCATCGCTCCCATGAAAAGTGAATCTCGCGGGTGCGCTTATGTGTGTACTTCCAAAGGATTCGGACGCCATCAACAGTCTCCATAGCTCTCTCCATAACCCGCTTCACAGTTCAGCGGTAAGTCAAGCGCCCAACTGGGGCGTAGTCGCATGCACATCTCTACGTATTCCACAGCAGTCTTAACCTCGTTGGTCGGCACAATACAGGCAATCGCATCGTGCACCGTCATAACCACTCGGTACTTCTTGGCGACCATCAGCATCTGTTCACCGATCACAATTCGGGCCAAGGCTTGACAAACGTTCTCGATCACCTTGCCGCCGTAGATTCGGTTGGGGATAACAGCCTTGCCCTTCTTTGTGTCGTATACAAGCTCGTCTTTACCGTTCTCTTCGCGTATACGCAGGTTGGGGTAGCGCAGGTACAGCTTATTCGGCAACAACACTCCGCTCTTGCCTTCTATCTTTAAAGCACCATCTCGGCCTAACGTAGTATGTTGGCCCCCTAATATAGCTTTGAGGGCTGACGCCGCAGACTTCCATAACTCAGTAATCTTCGGATACGTTGTGCGGTAAGTGTCGATAATGCGTGTTGCTTCATCCAAATCAATCGCCACATTAAAGTTCTTGAGTTGAGCTTGGAACTTCTTCGCACCCATGCCGTATCCGCATCCAAGGATAGTCGTCTTACCAACAAATCGCTCGTCCTTCGTAATCTCCGTGATGTCCTTGCCATAGATAGCAGATGCCATGATTTTGTATACGTCCTCGCCACGATCAAATGCCTCTACTAAGTCGTCTTGTTCCGCAAGCCATGCTAGCGTACGTGCTTCAATCTGAGATGAGTCAGAGTCGATCATCAGATACCCATCCGGCGCAATGATGGCGCTTTTGAGCAGTGAGTTCCTTGGCAGGTTCTGCAAGTTCAGCTTGTCGTCCCCGCCCCACCGTCCAGTATGTGCGGCGTAGTAGCGCAGGGGTACAGGCAGTGCACCACGCTCAGAGATACCAATGAACCTCTCAGTCCTTGTCTCTTCGATAGTAGACTTAGTGCCCAATCTTGCGGCTACTGCGGCCTGAACCATGACGTTCTCATGCTCCAACAAATCTTTAAATTCTTCGTCTGTCTTAGAGAAGGCAAAGGTTTGTTTGCCTGTCGCCAAACTCGTTTTCATCGGGGGCTCAGCACCTAAGCTACGGAGTATCTCGGCAAACTTTGGGTTGCTCATCAGGTCGTCACGATCAAACTTGCCCAAGGCTTTTTCTTTGGTTTCTTTCACCGCACTCAGGTGACCTCTGAGTAACTCCGTATCCAGTCGCAACACAGGCTCGGTAAACATACGCAGGGTCAAGTCGATTAGGCGCAACTCTATTTGTGGGAACCCCGCGCTCATCTGCCCAAACAATTCCCACGTAAGGGCTACATCGTTCTTGCAATACTCTCCATACCGCGCTAACTGCTCGGGGCTGAAATCGGCTCGGCGTAGACCCAATGCGTTGTCAACTTCCACGCCCTTCTCGCCAATGTTGTAATGTTGGGCCAGCACCTTAAGGCTTCCCCCTACTTCAGTGCCATGCAATGCTCGGGCCATGGATAAAGTATCAAGCCAACCTTTGGGGCTGAGTCCGTAGACCCATTGCAAAATTGCTCCATCAAACGCGGCGTTGTGCGCTAACGCTAGGGAATTCCCCCAATCGTATCGGGCGAGGAACTGGTGCATAGATTCAGCATCGCCGCTAAACCAGACGGGCTCTTCATCGTCCACCTTTACGGCTACGCCGATAGTCTCAAACTGTGGGCTACGTACGTACTCCTCAGTGGTAACTTTTGTTAGACTGAACTCACGAGAATAAAAAGTCTCGAAGTCGATTGCAATTATCTTCACTCAGGCTCCCCTAATAGTTTCATCATTCCGCTTGCTTCTTCTTTGCTCAACCCTTTGGCAAGGGTCGTGCTGTTTATTCGTGTCGCACCGTTGAAGTCCCACTTGTATATGCTGTACTTACCATATCTGGATTTCATGTGGTACTCGGTGTGATGCACCTTTGCGTACTCTGCCCCAAACAATTTGTTTAGGCCGGGCAACAATGCTTTGAGTATGTCGGCTCGTGTCATTGGCATCATTGCTCCCCCACAAACTTTTCCAAGTCGCTCAGATTTGTTTCGTAGATCACCGCCGTGAGTCCACCGGATTCTCGGATAGACTTGAGGTTCTTCTCTTGCAGTGCAGTGGTCGTGCCTTTGCCAGCCTTAGCCTCAATCGCTAAGAACTTGCCTTTGATACAGCACAGGAAGTCGGGGACGCCACTGCTACCGTAGCCAGTACCAATCGGCATAGCGTAGTAAACGTTGTGGGCTTTGAGGATTGCCTTGATCTTTGCTTTGACCTTGGCCTCGGGGGTAGTCGCCATCTAATACTCCAGTTGTTTATGGTCTTGATTTTACCCCAACATTTTACTTTGTCAATAGTACAGACGAAAAAAAGCCACCCGAAGGTGGCTATGTAAACCCTAACAATTGTTAGGTTGCGGTGCTCAATTCACGCTCTAAGTACCATTTGGCTTTCTCAAGGTCTTGCTTGCGGTTGCCCTTGTGGTCGGCTCGGGTCAAGTACTTCACCACGTTGCCCAAGTTGTATCCCAACTTCTTGGCTTCAATGAAGTCAATCGTCTCGATTCCACCTACTTTGTAATGTGGAGGGTGATTCACTGCGTCGGGCTTGGGCTCAAACATTTTAATCTGGCGTTGTCCTTCCATACGCAACTTTGTTTTTGCTACACCCGCTTCATACGCAAGTTGTGCCATACGCTTGGGTGTCGTATCCGTAACTGAGTCTTCATAGACCGGAATGTCAGAACTAAACAAACCCAACTGCTTCCAGTTAGATTTATCGGTCGTGACTTTCTTCTTCGCTACCTTGGCTTTTTGCTTTGCCGCCCATATAACTGAATATACGTAGGCACTCTTTACCCCCAAGGCATCGGCTACTTCTCTGGACTTAGCGTTTGGATGTGCCGCAACGTACTTGCGGATTTGCGCTGACTTTGACATCTTCTTTATCATGGTTTAACTCCTGTTTGGTTAGTAACGTATTGGGTAAGAATTTCACGCATCTTGGCTTGCTTTGTGTACGCAAAGTTGGTGTTGAAATAATCCATCACCTCATGCGGTAGACGCAAACTCGTATTGCAAAGCGCGGGTTTCTTTCCCAATCCCCGCCCCTTGCGTTTCTGTTCTAGCTTCAGTTCTTCAATTCCGGTTGTCATTTAACAAACTCCTCAATGATGTTCTGCTTGACCAACACCCCGTACACAACCATCGTGTCGATGACATCTCCACTCCCCCCTCGGGGGGCTTCATCTCTTCGCACTTGTTGCATAGCTTGTACTTGTGTACGGGTTGGTTACTTCCAATGTCAAGGTTGTGTGTTTTAAACCCGTTCATCTTCTACCACCCCTTCCAAAATATATTTAATCCTGTCGAGCATGTCGGCTCTATCCCCGAACTGCCGTGGGTTTGCCAACACTCTGTCTATCTCAACCAGTGCAAGGTAATACTCTTCACCCCTCAGCGCATGTTTGAGTTTGAGTTCATCTTGTGGGTACGTGAACTCAAGTACGGCCTTCATAAGCAGCTCCCTTCGTCAAGCGAATGAGTAGCCGTGCCTTACGCCATGTTCTGCGTACGTCAGTAGAAGCGGCTCCAACCCACTTGAACTTGGGGTCATTGCAACCCCGCAAGGGGATTGCTCGTGAGTGGTATCTCAACTCTTCCATTTTGTTCTCCATATCTAACATTTGTTAGCTTACCAATAGTACAAAGATTTCATCGGTTACTTTGCAACCCATGTCGGTGATGTACTGCTCGTTCTCCACCAACTTGAGCATGCCTATCTTCATACGCATATCAACAGGGAGGCTATTATCATCGTATAGGTTTACATTGTCACCAATCCGAACTAAGTACTTACCAGAGTCTTTGACTACTAACGCAGTTGTGCCATCAGCAAAATTACTCTGCACCTGCTCGATGGTCTTCATCTCTACGTTGGTAGCCTCTAGTCGTTCTCTAGCAGTCCTAACTTTATGTGCTATTGATGGGAGGGCTTCCTTCTCTATGTACTCCATGAACATAGGGAACCCCGTAGTCGTAGCCCACTTAATCAACTCCGTTTGGACTACTTCCTTATGGGTAGAACGCTCACGGTCTTTGTTCCACGCACCTCGGGTCACCACACGCTCGGCTGCTTCCTTAGCCTTAGCTATACGCTCGTTGGGGTTCATCTTGCCGAACATCTTCTTCGCCGTGACGATAGCCTTGTCTGCATCGGATGTCCGGTAGTTGCTTGATCGCGTTCTAGCCTTACCAATACGGTCGTTGCTGATACAGATCACTCGTCCCTTCTGCCCCATGTACGATGTGCTTATCGTACCTAACACTTCACCGTCCAACTTAACCTCGAACACTGACGCCGCTCTTCCGTTGCTTACACCTAGGTAGCTAGTAGCTATAAATGTCCAAAGCGGATTCAGCATAGCCAGTCGGCTAACTACTGGATCAATCAGTTGGTACACGCTAGTTAACTCGCTCCTGTACTTCTCCATGTCTGGGTGAAGCAACACGTTACTCATCTGCAATGTCTTCATACTCATGCTCATCTACTCCTAACAAATGTTATTGATTACCACTCGAACTTACCCAAGATCGCATCGACCTTGGACTTCAAACTCTCGCGCACAGTTGCGTCTTCTTTAACTTCCTCGATGTCTGTCCCAAGCATCGCTAGTTCTACTTGCCTACGTGCATCCTCTAACTTGGGATCGTTAGTCACATTCAGTTTTGTCAAGAGGTCGCACAACTCCAACGGGTTACTAATCAGCGAGTCGTGATACCGCTTCTTAGAATCGCCTGAGTCTTCCAGCTTCTTGGACATGGACAACAGAACTTCATGCAGGCGCTCCCATGGTGTACGCATCGCTTCGGCCAGCTTCTCCGAATACTGTGCTTCATAGGCCAGCCGCATCTCCTCTAAGTCATTCGCAGGTATGTCTAACCGGAAGTCACCGGCCTCGGGCAATGGCTTGATGATCCAACGGAACGCAAACTTACTACGCACTTCTTCCAGTGGCGGGTAGTCCTCGGCTTTGTACAGCGAACCCAGATTTACCTGTGCGTCCCGCACCAGAGTCTCGTACTCGTCAAAGAAGTTATCGCACAACATGTTGAACGTACGCTCGTACCCGTTCATAGTCTGCTTCGATTCCATAAACAGCTTGGTTGGCAACATGCGCTCACCCTTGTCTGCCCATGGCAACGTATGCTGATTGTTGTAGAGTCGCACTCTTGCCGCAAACTTCTCGATGTCTGCTCGTAGGCTTGTACCCGCAAACAGATTCTTCTTGGTCTGCGATGCGTCCTTGTGCGCCGATGCGTTTGCATTGACTTGGCTCGTCACCTCCCGATCAATCTTTGATGCAGGCCAAACGCTGATGTTCAATTCCACTAACACTGCTGATGCGCTGATACTCATTTCAATTCTCCAGTTAAGTTAATCTTTAGCGGGTTTGCCCGCCAACTTTGCCATTGCATATATGTGGTCACTGATGATGTGCATCGAGAAGTTGGATTCGTTGGGGTACACGTGGTACGTGTATGGGTTTTCCATTCCCTTCTCTCTGCGCTTCTCTTCATTCCAATACTTCTCCTCGTATACCTCTGCGGCTTGCAAGCACTCAGCTAACATCATCGCTTGCTCTTTGGGCATCACCAGCTTGCGATACCCGATATCAACTACTACCATGTGCGTACTCCTAACAAATGTTATAAACAAACGATCAAACTTATTCTTTAACGTGGACTGTCTTACCATTTGGCGCAATGACATCATTACCTCCTACGATTGCCCACAACACGGGCGCTGTCCAATCACTACCCCAATCGCTACCCACGTACCCATCCGTAAGAACGATGATGCACTCAGGCTCAATCGCTTTCGCTTTCAGGTACTCTGATACACAGGACGGTGAAGTCCCTCCGCCGCCTTTGGGCTTAGTCGAGTTGATGATGTCGCTCACCATGTTCTCGGTGTACTCCTCATGCTCGACAACCTCACTGTCCCAATAGATCAAGTCCACTTGGCTCGGCTTAACTTCTTCTGCGATACCCCTAACTTCTGTTAGGAACTCGGACAACTCTTCCTGACCAACAGAACCCGATGTGTCTACTGCGATAACCAGATGACCTACCTTCTCACCGATGAGACTAGGCATGTACGTACCCATAGATAAGAACCTACGGTTAACCCTACGCCATGAGGACGTATCCTTTGCATGGCATGTGGACTTCACAAACTCACGCAACATCTCACGCCAGTTGACCTTGGGTTCAAGCAAGTCAAGCAAGTCACGATCCAATCCACCTGCGTTAGTTCCCGCTATTTTTTGATGCGCCATTACACCTTGCCTGATAGCCTGATCTATCTCACGCTCAAGCTCCTTCTTCTCTACCTCGGTCATTTCTTTGGCACCATCCCAATCGTGCTCATCGAACCCTTCACCATTCCCATCCCCATTAGTGGGAATCCCACCACTATCCCCGTCTTCACAAGGATTCCCTTTGCCTTTCTTCTGCTCCTCTTTCAGTAGGTCGAACACTTGTTTGGCGTGCATGCCGCGATACTTCTCATCTATCAGGCCCATGATCTTGCCCTTCATCTCTCCGTCCTTGAAGCGGGGCATCGCAATGACCTTCTCGCTTGGGTCAAGGTCTTTCAGCTTGAGGTTAATCACGTAGTCACAAGCGGCGTTAGCCAGCCGATGATTCTCATCGTGCAACTTCTTCCACGTAGTCAAGTGACGGAACGCCTTGTGCAGATTCTCGTGAAGCACCACGAAATTCAACTCGTTGTCTTTCAGGTCAGCAACGAACTTGCGTCCGTACTTCTCATCCCGTCCGTTAGTGCACGCAGTCGGCATGTTGTCCACTACGCTCGTACGACCAACCATCAAGATGCCAGACCACAACGCGAACATTGGGTTACGCATCAAAGTGATCTTGGCCTTCTGAACTTTTCTTTCTTCTAACATTTGTTACCCTTCGTTGTTTAAAAACCACACTCAATACTTCTAACTACATGAAGCAAGCCATCGGCTTGATAGCTACGCCTCTCCTCTATGTCTTCCACCTCCTCTCCTAGACGCACGAACTCCCAATACCATTTGTTGCCCTCGTCGGCTAACTTCTCGAACTTCTTCAACGCTTGCTCGAATCCCTGTATGTCAGAATAGGATTCGTACCACTTCACATCTGTCAAGTAGAACTTGATACCCTGCAAGTTATCTGTCCTCTCAAACGTACTCATGAACTCTTCATCTTTGAACCACTCGGGTATGTTCTCGTCAATGAATAACTTCATCGCAGGGAACTCATTAGGTTCGTAGGTGTAGAACACCGCCATAACATTACTTCGATAGCCCATTACCTTCTCCTTCGTTTAATATGTTTGCTACCTTCTCGCACACAACCTTGTCGGTATGCTCGAACACTGTCTTCCAACCAAATGAATCGTTGTCTCGAATACAGTACCCAAGTAGTTGTAAGTGACCAGTATCCGAATCCATCGTGGTCACCCATTGCATTAAGTAGCGGGGCTTTTTCAAGTCCCTCGCTGTTGTCCCGTTCATTCCTAACATTTGTTAGATGTATCAGAGCAGGTCTTGGTTCTTAACAACCCAAGCCTTGAACGCACTGCTGTGGAAAGCAACCTGTTGCTTAGCGGGATTCTTCGCAATGTTGATAGCGAACACGGCTTGCCACTCGGCATCGAATCTCTCCAAGTACTCCATGAACGGACTGATAGTCTCTTTGGTGATACGCGCAATCGCACCGAACACCACAATGGCGCATGCACCTGAGCTTGTCGGTACCTTCGTATTCTTAGGGTCTTTTACCGTTGCTTCCCATGTCGGCAATTGATCTGAGAACTCGATGTACGCTTGCATATCACGCGCACCGGATTCACCAATCGCACCTGTCAATGCGGCAATCACCGAATCAGGGTCGTTGTCTTTGCGTGTACCCACGATGTTGCTCGCTGTCTCCAATGAGCGTGGGGATACGAAAGCATGCTGAGTTTTACGGGGGTTGTAAATGTAGGGGTTGTCACCTTGCGCCGCATCGGTATAGCTTGCCAATACTTGCGGGAAACGATTCACCCATGCAATTACCTCTGGCTCAAGACCCTTAGCGATAGCCCACTCGATCCACTGCTCGGCATCGGGCTTCGCAATCGTCACCGGTACAAGTCGGTTACGGCTATGTGCTTTGAGGGAGTCGCCTACCCCGTCGGTCGTTAGATTACCTGTGAGAAACACGATAGTCGGTGGGTTGTTTGGCTCGTTCAATGCTATGTCACCGAGTCGCGGGTTTGCCTTCTCAAGCATGGGGTGCAGCATGTTCTTAACTGGGTCGGCACCCTTGGTGAACTCGTCAAGCATGATGACCAACGGCTTCTTCTCATGAATCTTGAATCGTGCATTGGGATAATAGCGTGTGGTCTTGGTGTCGTGGTCGATCACAGGCATTGCGATGTCGCCCAAGTCCATGTTGGGTACGTCAATATACGCATGCTCGTATCCAAGGGAGTTGGCAATACTCTCCAACAGGGAAGACTTACCGATGCCGGGCTCGCCTTGTAACAGGAAGCGGGTCGTTGGGTTTGTGCGGATAAGGTTAGCCGCTTGCTTGAGCGTGATGCTCTTACCAAAATTGATTTCAGCCATGATGAATGGTTCCTTCTAATTACTCTGATGATTTCTAACATTTGTTAGGTTTGAATGTTTGCAGATTACTCTGCACTTTTTTTACATCTACACCTACGCTGATACGGACACAATTATCCATACCAACTTATATTATACCACAATGTTATGGGTATGTCAAGTGTTTTCGGTGGTACGTTCAGGTCAGTTCTCCCCCCTCAGTTTGGTGTCCCGAGCAAGCTCGTGCGCCAATTTGTATGCTTTGATTCTCTTCAGTGTGGGGTACTTGGTCGTGAACCGTTCCTTCGCCATCACCATGTTCTTCGACTCGATGTGCTCGGCAATCCAGTTGCTGAACCTGTTGCTCCACCCTGTCACGTAGTATCTAGCTAACATTTGTTAGTTCTCCTTGTAAGTTATTCATCGTCAGTCCCTCGCTAACCACTCGGCGAGAAACTCAATTTCCCTATTCACGTACTCCCAAGTCTTGTAGTCGCAGCTCTGATAGAAGGTAAAGTCTTTCCTCCCTGCTTCGATCAGGTGCTCAACAATCTTGGGCGAGAAGTCATCGCTATGCGCAGTGTCGAACCCAAAGTACCAATAGCCATCGTCCCCCATCTCTGAGTACGTCAGCCCTCCGTGTACATCCAGATCGCTAGTGCCGATTTCATCGTACCCCGCGCCAAAGTGCATGTTCTCCTTCGGTACACCTACGTATCCGCAAAGGGTTCCGGTGATTGGGTTCCTCACGATGCGGCACTTCATTCCGTTCTCGTGCACCCACTCAGCCCTGTCGGGCTCGTTCTCCCACGGTCTTTGTGTGAAGAACAGTTTCATCTTCATGCTTGCTTCTAACATTTCACGGCCTCCAATAATAAAGATCAAGGGCTACACCTATTGCGCAGAGAAGGAAGATCACACGCTCAATTCGTTCCCATGGTGTCAGTTTCATTCCATCTCTCCCTTGCGTGCCAATGTGTCCATCAGCGCAGTTTGTAACTCCTTGCGCTCTTGTGCGCTAGTAGTCAGTGGGTTCTTAGTTTCTACCTGAACCATGGCTTCACCGAGCATGCGCAGGTAGTCGGTCTGGGTTACGGGCGTAACCTTGTTTACCCGTAGGACTTTCATTGGGTTAACTCCTCGATCGACTCCAACTCCCAAAGCGCATCGTTGATGTCTGAACGACCGCGCTCTACTTCTTCCCACGCAAGGCGATCCGCTTCGTCTTCGTTTTCAGCCTCCACCGTCACCATGATGTAACTTGTGCGTTTCAGTTCTACGTTGTATGTTTTC